TCGGTAAGGCTGAAGTTAAAAACCGGGATAGCCTTGCACCCTTTGCCATTACCGTGAGAGAGCGCAAGCCAGCCACGGAAGTATCTAACCTGGTTAAACGCTTGGGTAGTGCGGAAGCAGCCAGAGATCAATTGAGATCCTTAGCCGGAAAATACGGCATAACGCCAACCACCAAAGGCAAAACCACTTTAGCCCAAGCCCGAAACATCGCCGGTCAGATCGCTCAGCACCCTCAAGGACGGATGGAGTTCAGTGATATCTACTTAAACGCTCATAATTTTAAAACAGGCGGTGAGAAAACATTGACTGATGCCCCTAGAGGTTACCCGTTAAGAACCATAGAATCGGCAAATATCGGAAGTCAGCAAGCGGCTATTCCTCAAGCAGCGATCAATCAGAATGCGATTTCCAAGCATTTCACAGCCCTGGAAGAACTCAAAAACTCTGCTAATTTAACCCCTGAAACCAAAACAATTGTTACAAAAGTGGTAGACAATCCCAATGCAAATTTCAAAGACTTTGCGAAGATGAGAAAATTAATCAAGGAAAATCTTCCAGAGTTTTGTCGAATGATTGGATTAAAGTAATGCCGGACTTATGTAATGAAGGCACAGTTGCTGGCTGGCTGCTTGGTATGCGGGAGGCTAACGGCCATACCGTTGATATCTCAGATTTAAACCCAAAGAACCAAGGTGAAGTAAACACCTTTAACAAGGTGAGTAATTCACTGAATGAAGCGGTTTTAGAAGATGCCCCGGATTCTCCATCCAAAGGAGCTGCTCAGCAAGCCCTATCCTTTTTAACGGGAGACGGCAAGCAAGTAGGGGCTTCCATTATTTCCGACTTGCGCAACCCCTCCGGGCTGTTCGGCGAGGAAAAGATTGCCCCGGTTGTGGATTACATTACCAATCATTACCAAGAGCACTTTGGGGATATCAAGGAAGGCCGGGAAGATTATTTTGATGGTATACGAGATGTCTTTGACAGCATCGACACCTCTGATCTTTCCGTTGCTCAAGAGAAAGCTTGGAATAAATACCGGAGCTTCTACCAGAATGGCGGGGAGCTTTACACGTTAAACACGCGCTCAGGCTTGGAGAAGGGTATCTCTAACCTAATGGGCAACGTGATTAAATCCAGTCCAACCGTCATTATCGGGAACCTTTTAGAAGGAACGATCAAGCTTCCGACACTTTATCCAAAGACCTTCTTGCAGGGCATCGCGGAAGCACAAAGAAACGGCGGCGTTTTAAAAGAAATCCCTGAACTGGCTCAGCAAGGCGTTTACGGTGTGAACTATGCAGGCGAAGCTAAAAGCCCTTGGGAAGGGTTGATCGGTTTAACCGATGTTCCTCTCAAAAACATTGCTTACTATGCCGATAAGCTGGCTGGTGGTGATGGATTGAAAGGTGTCCAGAAGGTTGCTTTTACTCCGAGATTTGGTGACCTCCCTTCCGTGTATTACAGTTCCGGTGGTAGGGCTGCAACCCAATTCCTAAACTACACCATTAACACTTATAAGATGTACGGCTCATTGTGGCAATCAGCCAAGCAAGGAAACGTTGCCCCGTTGGTTACCTATCATCTATTAGCTGGTTTACTAGGTGGGGGCACTGCTGCAATCCCGATGGTTGCTCAAAACGCGATTACTTCACTCATCCCCGAATCAGAAGAATGGTTTGCCCAAAACAGCAATGTCCTGACTCAACTTATCCAGCCCGGAAACATAAACCGTTTGGGTGTGGGTTATGACATCGCTAACCGTCAAATCAAGAGTGCTGGCAGCAATTGGGAATCCGCTTTTGATCGTTTTCAGGATGGCGATACCGTAGGCGGTGTGCTTGACCTGGCAGATTTGGGATTAAATGCATTAACCTTTACCAGTTCGCCTTTGGGTGATCTGAACATCCAGAAAGGCTTGAGAATAGGCAAGGAAGTAATGCAGAAAGAGTTGGATCTGGATGAAGTTCCAGGTGAGCTGCAAGAAAAGTATCTACCTTTCACAATGGAGCGCTAATGCTATTACTTAAAGGACTTACCAAAAGCCCTTGGTGGATCGCGATAGAAACTGAGAATGGCTGGTATGACTTATTTCATACTGGGAACCCATTCATTGATTCTGAGGCTGGTAAGGATCTAATGGTTGAATCCATTATTGAACAGTGGCAAAAGAGCCCAATGAGGCCACCGATTAAAATGGTTCACGTTTGGCCTTTAGCGTTTGGTGAGCTAGCTGTTTGACCTCACTTCAAAACCGGGCCCAACTCCTCCTTGATGCTGCCAAAGATCCAGTTAAACAAGCGGCCCATATAGAACTTTGTAAACGAGATATTGCCTACTGGTTTAATAATTTCTGTTATACGTTTGATCCCAGGCAAGACCCGGCGGTAATGCCATTTAACTTGTACGAAGTGCAGGAATGGTTTGCTGAAGTTCTTCTAGGGAAAATGGAAAAGCAAGAGGACTTTGGGCTAGAGAAAAGCCGGGATGTAGGGGCTTCCTGGGAAATCGCTTTAACCTTTGAGTACTGCTGGCACTTCAGGGATGGTTGGAACTTCCATATTGGTTCACGTAAAGAGGAGTTTGTAGACAAGAAAGGCGATATCTCAACTCTCTTTGAGAAGATTCGTTTCAACCTGTCTTATATGCCTTTTTGGATGATGCCTAAAGGTTTCCAGGATGACAAGCACAATCTATTTATGCGGCTTATTAACCCGCAAAACGGAAATACAATCACGGGAGAATCTGCAAATGCGAATTTTGCCCGTGGAGGAAGATACCGGGCTGTCTTATTTGATGAGTTCCCAGTATGGGATCAAGCGGAAGCGGCCTGGACATCTGCTTCACAATCAACCAAATGCAGGATCCCGATCGGCACACCCAACGGGAAACACAATAAACACGGTCGTTTAATGACTGACCCAGGGAATAAGCGGATTATCTGGCCTGGGCGTCGCGCGATGGAACTTAAAAAGGGTTTAACTTGAGTATTAATCGTCTAAAACCAGAAGAGATCTTAAACGGTAAACTTATCAATCCAGAAGAATTTGTTTTTGAAGACTCGGTTTTAGTAACTGAAATAAACCAAGAATAGTGGACATTATTCAAATCTCTTGGCGGGACATTCCTGGCCGGGATAATGCTTGGTACGAATACGAAAAAAGCAGGATGACTGAAGACGAAATAGCCAGAGAGCTTGATATCTCTTATGAAAAGTCATCACGTGCGGTTGTGTTTAAAGAGTTTAAAGAAGCCCACATCCTCAGGAAAGAATATAAGGTCAACCCAAATCTCAAAGTCATACGCACTCTGGATTACGGGAAGATCGCTTGCGCCTGCCTGTTTTCGCAGAAGGACAATTTTGGCAACATTACATTTTTTAAGGAAATCGTTCTTGAGAACGAATCCGACCCGACCCGTAAACTAGCCAGGGCGGTTCAATCTTACTCTTCAGAGCTGATTTGCCAAGGGTTTGTTGATCACGACGATCCCGCTGGAACTACTGATAACTATGTGAACGAAAACGAAACCTCTTTCAAGATCGTTCAGCAATACGGCATCCATCCAACTCACCACGTGAGCGGGGCTTCTAACACGAGACTGAGAAACCGGGTGGAGCTTGCAAAACATTTACTGGCTCAATTCCCAGAAGGAGAGCCGGTCATCAGGATACACGAATCAATGACTTACACCATTGATGCTTTACAAGGTGGGTATCGTCATCGGGAAGACAGAAACACCAAGCAGATCCTGGATGAAATCATTGAAGAGCATCCACACGAAGACGTTGCGGATTGTTTCGGTATCACCCTGGTTGAAGAACTAACTGTTGAAAACCAAATGAATGTCCCCAAACGTCAATCAAGACGTGGAAATAAGTATACAGGCTGGTAGGAGCTTTAATGGCTTTAAATTACTTTGTCCCAGTCGTCGACGAAGACGACCAACCTAAGCTGAGTAAAGTAAATAAAGACAGCTTGGTTAGTGGCTCTAATGGGCGCTGGCACGCTTGGTCAGACACCATTCAAGACATTCGCGACCGGGCTTTAGAAGCAAGCCAGCTTTATATTGAGAACCGGCCCGATAAGCTTGAATATGCCACGCCGGATGATGCCGCGCAATCACTCTCACGTATTCGCCGCCCGGTTTTAGCTCAAGCCATAGATTCCACAATCTCCCAACAGCATCTTGGGTCTTTCCCGGCAGATGAACGGTTTTTCAAGGGCAAGCCCAAGAATCGCTTAGCTGATGAGAATATGGACTCATACGAGTCACACGTTGAGGCCCGCTTGTCTCTCGTTGACTTTATGATGAGCGCTTTAAAAGACCGCAAGAACAAGATGATTGCTGGGACTTCCGCTGTCTGGAATCCGTTTATCCGGGAAACGGAGATCAAAACCAGTTACCAGTTCAGAAAGATCTTTGGTATAGAACTCCCCATAGGGAAGCCGAGGGCAGTCAGAAAAGAAACAGTCACCTTTGAAGGTACTGCTTACATCCCAATCAATTTTGAAGATTGGCGGGTTGATCCCTTGGTGGACAACCTAAAAGAAGCCAACTTCATTTGGCGGCGTTGGGTAAACAAAGAGGAATTGGAAGCGGTCAAAGCCTTTGAAAACACCAAAGATCTGACTTCTTATTCTGATACCTGGCCGAGTGCAGATTCCAGCGGTTCCAATAAACAAACCATTTACCAGCAAATGGGCATTAACCCGACTTATACAGGTGATAGCTACGTTTCTAAAGAAATGGTACTCCTGTATGAGGAATGGGGCGATTTTTACGTAGATGGGGAGTACTTCCATAATCACGTTTTAATCTACGCCAATGATGCTGTTTTCCTTTACTTCGGGCCGAACCCTTATAACCACCAACGCAAACCATTTTCAGTCTCTGCTTATATCCCGATGTCCGGGACTTTGTACGGCAAGTCCCTAGCGCAAGATATCATCCCCTTGGCTCACGCCGAAGACACGCTCTTAAACCAGGGCATTGATATCATCTCCAAAACAGGTAACCCGACATTTACCTATTTGGTAACAGACAAGGCTATTGAAGCTTTCTTTGATGGGGATACCGTTTCGCTTATTCCGGGTGAAGGTATTCCTTGCCAGTCTCACGACTCTATCAGGCCAATTGTTTGGGACCGTGCAGCGCTGCAAGAAATCGCCTCAATTATGCAGATGCTTAAAGAGGAAATCAGGGAATCAACAGGCGGCGTACCTTATACAACAGGCGGCGCGTCTGCAACCGATCAAGACCGTACCGCTACTGAAGTCTCTACGCTGGCAGCCGGGACTAATACGCGCTTCCAGTTATTCATCCAGATTTATGAACAGCAGAAATTAAAACCCTTTCTGCAAATGATTTTTGAAAACGATCGCCAGTTTATGACTGAGCCCGTTTTCGTTGAAGATCAGGCGCAGCCCTTAATGCCGAACACATTAAAAATGATGGAACTTGATTTTGACGTAACCGGATCAAGAGCGATCATCAACCGGGCGAAAGAAATTCAGGACATCGATACGGTTCTTGGGGCAGTACCAAACTGGCTTGGTTCCGGTTTGGTTAAGGCTAACGGAGATGTTCTGGAAGTCAATGTGCCTGAGTTGATCAAACGTTCTCTCACAATGAAAGGCATTAGCGATCTGGACAACGTGGTAGATGTTATCACCGCACAAGAACAAGAAATGAATTTAGCAGTACCAGGAGGAATGGGTGGACCTACAGCAGTACCACAAGCTAACCCAGGAGGAGCGCCTGTCAATTTGGCAGCAGCTTAAACAAAATCCAGGTTGGCAATTAATCACAGAGCGCCTCTTACAAGAAATAGGCGAATTACCCCCGATTACTGATTTAGACAGTGAAAAAGCGTTTCAGTATAAAGCGATCCAATTATCTGCCAAATCACAGTTTTTGAACATTCCAGACGCCTATATCACAGGCATTACCCAGGGAATGAAAAGACTCTAACCCACTTGCCGGGGATACGGCATGTTTGGCCCACTTGCGGGGGCTGCTTTGTGTTGCCGCATGGATTAGGAGAAAACAATGGGAAACGAAACCGAGCTGGAAGTCCTAGAGGATAACCAGGAAACAGTTGAGACTGAAGAGGAAGAAGAGTCTTCGCAAGAGGAATCGACTGAAGAATCAGAATCAACAGAACAGGAAGAATCCGCAGGGGAAACGCAGGAAGCCGAAGAAAAGCCTGATAAAACCCAAAAGCGGATTGATAAATTAACCGCAGTCAAGAAAAGCCTTGAAGAGGCTGTTAATGAAAGACAAGACCAGCTAGACAAGGCAATTGACCGGATTAAATTCCTGGAAAGCGAACTTGAAAAGGATAAGCAGAGCTTTGGCCGAGGTGTAACTCAAATCTACACTTGGAACGGAAAGCAGATGTATGAGCTTTCTGAAGAAGAGTTTGATGAAGTAGTTGATACTTGCTTAAGCGCTGATGATCCAAAAGCTGCAAGACAACAGTTAGAGGAATGTCGAAAACTCCGCAGGCAAGGCAAGCCCTTGTTAGAACAACAGAATGAAGTTGAAGCGGAGCAGCAAAAAGTCTGGATGGCTGAATGGAAATTCGTTACTGACGAACTCCTGAAGGTAATCCCGGAGCTGAAAGACTATGTGGGGCCACTCAGTAATGAGATCGGGCCTATTTTCGACAAGCGGAACACTGATAAAAAAGCCGCTTTTCTCTACCAGCTTTTGACGGATGGAAAATCCGAAAAAAGGGTACAGAGCAAACTCAAGTACGTAAACGAATTAATGGACGAACTCGGTATTTCCAAAAAACTTCAATTACAGCATTACGCCAATGATAGGCCAGCCCCAGGCTCCACAGTCGGGAAAGGCAAGGCACCAGTTACAAGTAAAACGCCTTCCTTTACCCGCAAACAAATCGAAGCAATGACGCTCGAACAATTTGAGAAATACGAAGCTCAGATCGATGCGGCACAAAAGGCAGGGCGAATCCGTTAAGGAGATTCGTTAAATGGCAACGCCTTCAGCAAACGTTAACTTCGCACACTTTATCCCTGAAATCTGGAGCAAGAAACTGCTCAAGATCTTCGACAAGTTGGTGGTTATGAAGAAACTCGTAAACACCGACTACGAAGGGGAAGTAAAAAACGCGGGTGACACTGTAAACGTCCGTCAATTCGGTAACGTTTCCATCGGTAACTACACCCGTGATAATAACATTACCTTCCAAGCTCTGACGCCTGCATTAGAGCAGATGACCATCACCACCCAAAAGTATTTTGCTTTCACGGTGGATGACCTGGATGACGCTCAAGCGGACATCAACATTATGGAAGGTTATAACCAACGGGCAGCAATCGCAATCCGTGATGTAGTGGATACCAGCTTGCTGGCACACTATACGGATACTGATGCATCCAACATCAAAGGCTCCGCAGCAGCGCCGATCACTCTGACGAAAGACAACATTCTCAGCTACTTCCTGGAAATGGGAGAGTTGCTGGATGACCAAAACGTCAGCCAGGAAGGTCGTAACGTTGTTGTTACTCCTCACATCAAGCGCCTGATCAAAGAATACCTAGCCGACAGACAGACTCCTTTGGGAGACAAGGCTGCTGTTTCCAACGGTAAGGTTGTCGATGATTTCGGCGGGTTTACGGTTTACTGCTCCACTAACGTACCGACTGCAACGAACGCAAAGCCGCTGTTGTTCTTCACCCGCGACTATATTTCGTTTGCTAGCCAGGTGTCGAAGGTTGAGCGTGTACGCCCTTATGACATGTTCGCGGACGGCTTGAAAGGCCTGTACCTATACGGTTCCAAAGTGTTCACAGCGCACGATGGAACGGGTGCAGTGCTTTATAGCGCCCCCTAGTAATCAAGAGAAGGATTTTTTATGCAAGCACTGAATGAAACCCTGCAATCTCGGTTAGACACCTTTCATCATAAATTTGGGAAAGGTGCGGAAGACGAAGAGCACAGAATCTGGTTGGTGACAAACAAGTCAAAGCCAGAACACGAACGGGTTCCTGCAACCATTAACGGTTCT